AAACTTCGGTCAGGGCTCCCGCCCGGCGTCGAAGCAGACCCAGCGTGAGATCGGCCGCGCCGCCGCAGAGCGGCGCTTCGGAACCACCGCGAAGAACTAACCCGCGGTTGCACCACAGGGATGACGTCGTTCCCCAAAACGACGGCGAGGCCGGTTGTCGGCCTTCACACCACCAACCAACCCGCTTCGCATCCCTGAAAGGACGCATCAACGATGACCAACATCGGCGTTTTCAGCATGCCGTACCAGTCCGAGGACCGGTCCTGGCTGCTGACTGAACTGGAGGACGCGTACAAGCAGAGCGCCACGCTCTCGATTGCCGCGTTCACCCAGGCCACCCACTTCCCGAACTACTACATCCCGTCCGGTACGGCTCTCGGTGTCATCACCGCGTCCTCGACCGGCGGGGCGATCGTCGTCGGCCCCTACGACGACACCGCCGCCGACGGCCGGGAGACGTGCATCGGCTACCTCGCGTCCTCGACGCTCGTCGTGAACCCGATGTACCAGCCGCTCGCGAACGTGGGCGTGGCGATCGTGCAGGCGTTCGCTGCCGTCAACATCAACCGGCTTCCGTTCAACTCGACCAACGCCGCTACCGGCCGCGGATACATCGACGCGAACGGCGAAGCCGACCTTCCCCGCATCCACCACGTCGCGCTCTGACGGGACTGAGGAGACCACATCATGGCTATCATCTTCGACGGCCCCGTCTCGCCGGACGCGCTCACCGAGTACGTCCGCAACGTGCCGACGCCCGTCAACCAGGTGCTGAACCAGATCCTGCCGGATCGCATGTTCAGCCAGAACAAGATCGACGTGTCGGTCCTGACCCGCCGCGGCCGGACGGCCCGGTTCCGCGCCTACGACGCGGACGTGCACGTCACGTCGCGTGACACCGCGGTCCTGTCGACGGTGAAGCTGCCGCCGCTGTCCGACTCCATCACCCAGGGTGAGCTGGAGACCCTGGAACTGGAGATGGCGCGCAGCAACGGCAGCAACATGCAGCCGATCATCGACCAGATCTACGACGACGCCGGGAACCTGACCCGCAACATTCAGCGCCGCATGGAGCTGGCTCGCGGCGACGTCCTCGCCGACGGCGTGTTCACCCTCGCGGGTGAGGGCGGCCTGACGCTGACGGCCGACTACCAGGTGCCGTCGGCGAACAAGCCGACCGCCGGCGTCCTGTGGTCCGACACGGCCAACAGCGACCCGCTGTCCGACCTGTACAACTGGGTGTACGCGTACACGGTCACGATGGGCAACGGGTTCGCCCCCGAGGGGCTGCTGCTGTCGCGTTCGATCCAGAACTACCTGCTGAACAACACGAAGATCCGCACCGCCACCGGCAGCGTCCTCGGCATCAACTCCTCGGTCACGCTCACGGACCTCAACTCCGTGTTCGTCGCCCGCGGCATCCCGCCGCTGCTGCCGACCTACGACACCGCCGTCGACGTCGACGGGACGCGCACTCCGGTGCTGCCCGCCAACAAGGTGATCTTCGTGCCGCCGGACCCGGGCGAGAACCTCGGCTACACCGCGTGGGGTGTGACCGCGACGGCGCTGAAGCTGGCGAACAGCGGCAACGCGGAGATGACGTTCGAGGAGGCCCCGGGCATCGTCGGCGTCATCGACCAGGGCGACGACGTCCCCTACAGCCAAAAAGTGTACGTGGACGCGGTCGGCATGCCGGTCATCAACAACCCCTACGCGCTGTTCGCGGCGACGGTGGCGTGATGGCGAAGCTGAACACCCACGTGTACGTGATGCACGAGGGGAACACGGTCGGTTTCGGCCCGGAGGACGACGTTCCCGAGTCGGTGGCCCGTCAGCTCGGCGCGCACGTCTTCGAGAACGGGGAGCACCCGTTCCCTGACGGTGGCCGGTCGGCCGGCTCGCCCCCGCCGAAGGCCGGGCCCGGGTCGGGCGCCGACGCCTGGTCGCAGTACGCGGCCGAGCTGGGCGTGCAGGTGCCGGAGGGGGCTAAGCGCGACGAGATCGTGCAGGCCATCTCCGACGCCGGCAAGCCCGTCGAGTAGCACTCCAATCGGATCGGAGAGGGGGCCACCATCATGACCACGTTTCAGACCGCGCCGCTGTGCACGTCGAGCGACGTGGAAGCGAAATTGGTGCGCCCCCTCTCCGACTTCGAGACGGCTCACATCGCGGCGTGGATCGGCGAAGCGTCCGCGCAGTTGCGGCAGCGGGCCCCGTTCGACATCGACGCCCGCATGGCGTTGTTCACCGACAACGTTCCGGACCCGGCCGCGCTCAACCCCGACCTCGTGGCCGGTGTCACCGCGACCGTCGTAAAACGGTTCCTCGTCAACCCTGATGGCGCGTTCTCCAGCAGCGAAGGGGTTGGGCCGTACTCCCGGTCGGCGTCGTTCGTGAACCGGTACGACAAGTCCGGGTCGGCCACTGTCGGCGCGATCCAGGTCACCGACGCGGACGTCGAACAGTTGCGGCCGGCGACCCCGGCTCCGACTGTCGGGTCGTTCCGCGTCAACATCCCCCGGCCTGAGCTGCTGGTGCCGGGCGTGCTGCGCGAGGGAAGCCGGTTCGGCCCGACCTACGGGTCGGTCATCGTTCCGGACATCGCTAACACGGACAGTTCGCCTGAGTGACCGCCCTGACGGTCTATGCACGGCTGCACCTGTACCCGCCGGATCATGCGGCTGGCGCGGAGATGATGGTTCATTCGATGTTCCGGGCGCTGATCGCGCGTGGGCATCGGGTGGTGGTGTGGCTGACCCGCGAGTCGGTCACTGTCGCGCCCTACGTGCTCGACGGCGTCTCGGTGTACCCGGTCGGTAGCGAGGTCCCGGACTGGGATGCGTGCGACGTGGTTGTGTCCCACCTGGAGAACGTCCCGTCCGCGGCACGTGCCGCGCTCGTGCACGGCAAGCGGTTCGTCAACGTCGTCCACAACGACCGGGACATGACGCGCCTGTGGCTGCACGGCCACACGGATCTGGTGGTCTACAACTCGGAGTGGATGGCTGAGAGTCTCGGCCGCGGGCCGGGTCGGATCATCGTCCGTCCGCCGGTCATCGCGGATGACTACCGCACCACACCGGGTAGTCGAGTGACGCTGGTGAACCTGAACGCCGAGAAGGGCGGCCAGTTGTTCGCCGAACTCGCTCGCCGGATGCCAGACGTTGACTTCCTAGCCGTCGAGGGCGCCTACGGCGACCAGGTCCACCCGACCGGCCCGAACGTCCGCTTCTTGCCGCACGGGCAGGACATGCGGGCGGTGTACGCCCAGACGCGGCTGCTGCTGATGCCCTCGGCCTACGAGTCGTGGGGCCGGGTCGGGGTCGAGGCGATGCTGTCCGGCATCCCCGTGCTCGCGCACCCCACGCCGGGGCTGTGCGAGTCGCTGAGCTTCGCCGGGATCTTCCTGGACCGTGCGGACCCGGATAGCTGGGTCGACGCGATACGGCGCCTACAGGACCCCGACACCTACGCGGTGGCTTCCGGTCGCGCGCTCGCCCGCGCGGCCGAGCTCGACCCGACCGAAGACCTGACCCGATGGTGCGACGCGGTGGAGGCGCTGTGCTGTTCACCGGCAATCTGACCGCCACGTTCCAGGCCCGGGCCGTGACCGGACAGGACGTGTACGGCAATGACGTGTACGGCACGACATCGGTCGACGTGCCGGGCTGCATCTTCGCGCCGGGCATCTCCGCGGAGATCGTCGCCGGCCGCGACACGGTCACCACCCAACCCTCCCTGTACACGCCGGTCGGCACGGACGTGACTGCCCTGGACCGGGTGATCGTCAACGGCGTCGCCTACGAGGTTGACGGGACGCCTGAGGTGTATGCACCGCCGTTCCCGACCCCCGCCTTCTGGGGGCCGGTCGTGAAGCTCAGGGAGGTGACCGGGTGAGCGGATTCAAGCCTTCCTACGCCGGCATCGGTGCAATGCTCAAAAGTCGGGGGCTCGTCGAGGAGATGGCCCGCCGCGCGGAGAAGGTCGCCGAACGGGCACGAGAGACCGCGCACGTCGACGAGGACGGCCCGCACCCGGGCCGGTACCGCGACGCGTTCGAGGTCACCTCCGGGCCCGACGGCGGGTCGAAGGGTGACCGCGCCTACGGGAAGGTGCGTAACGCCGCCCCGGAGGCCGTGTTCAACGAGTTCGGCGCCACCCACACCCCCCGCTACCGCACGTTGGGCAAAGCGCTCGACGCCGCCCGCGACGCATGACTCTCCCCGCAGTGAACGTCGACGTCGAACGGGCACTCTGCGGCTGGCTCACCGCCAGTCTCTCGGCCCGCTGCGTCACCGAACTTCCCGCTGACCTCGCTGACGTTGTGCCGCTGCTCCAGGTTGGCCGGCTCGGCGGCGTCGACCCGGTCCCCGGCATCGACGACGCGACGGTCGACGTCACCGCTTTCGCCGACACCTACGCGAACGCCTCCGCCCTCGCCTACCGGGCGTGGACGGCGCTTCGCCTTCAGCTCCCCGGCACGTCCGTGCCGGGAGGGACCGTGCTGCGGGTCCGAACCCTGTCAGCCCCGACGTTCCACCCCTACGACAACCCTGCGGTCCGCCGCTTCGGGTCGACGTTCGTCATCACCACCCAGTCCAGTTCCTGAAAGGAACCAGCACAATGGTCGCAAACAAGAATCTGATCCTCGCGGGTGTCGCTGGGGGCGGGGATGGTGTTTCCCTCGCGTGGGTGGCGCCGCTGACCGCTACCGCTCCGACGACCGCTACCGCCCCGCTCGGCGCCGGATGGCTGTCGGCCGGCTGGTGCGCTGACACCGGTCTGGTGACGAAGCTGGCCGAGTCGACGAAGGAGATCACGGCGTTCGGCACGACCTCCCCGGTGCGGACGCTCATCACCTCGAGCATCGAAAACTTCGACGTCGCGTTCCTCGAGTCGAACCCGACGACGCTGGCGATCTACAACCGCAAGCCGCTCGGCTCGCTGACCGTCGACTCGTCGGGCGCGACCGACTTCGAGTCGGGCACCCCGGACCTTCCCCACTTCCAGGCCGTGTTCGACCTCGTGGACGGCAACAACCACCTCCGCGTGGTGTGCACGGACGTCGCCGTGACGGCTCGGGTCGACCTGACCGTCGCCCCTGGTACCCCGATCCAGTACGGCGTCACTCTGACCGCCTACCCGGACTCGTCCGGTAACTCGGTCCACTGGTACTACGTCCTCGACGCCCTCAAGGCTTCCTGATGGCGGCGCAGCGCGGCGAGCAGTCGGCGTTGGAGGCGGTGCAGGCCGAGGCCGACCTCCCCGACGACGGCAGCGTCGTCGTGGAACTTTCCACCGACGAGGGGAAGGCCGGCATCACGATCCCGCCGGCTGGGCAGTGGAAGACCCGCGCCACGCGTGCTCTGACGGGCGGGAACTTCGACGAGTGGGCCGAGATCGTCCTGTCCGACGCGGACTTTGCGACGTGGGTTGACCTCGACCCGACGCTTGACGACGTGTCGCGGTTCTTCACCGAGTGGCAGGCGTCGTCCGGGGCCGACTTGGGAAAATCGCGCAGCTTGAGGACCTCTTTGCGGAGCACTGCGAGGCGGTAGAGGCCGATCTGCGCCGCTACTACCAGGTGGATCTGGTCGACCTGTTCCGCGGTCGGCTCACTCACCGCCAGGTGGGGGTGATGATCGACCGGCTGCCGGTCGAGTCGGCGCTGAACACGGAGATCCGTGACAGCCTGACGCCGGAGCAGCTCGACGCCCTCGCCGCCCCTGCCGGTGGGGAGGTGCGGTGGGGTCCGTGGTCGCACACGGACCAACTGCTGGCCCGCATCATCGACTCGATCGGGCTGCTGCGGTGGGAGTCGATGGCGGCGCAGTCGACCAGCAAGCCGCCGCCGCCGCCGGATCCGATTCCCCGGCCGGGTGTGCCGAAGTCGACGGGTCGTCGACTCATCAGTCCTGAGGGCCGGGCCTACCTCGAGCACCTGCTTGAGCAGAACCAGCAACTTCAACAGACGACGGGGGCCTGAGCTATGGCTGACGGCATCAACGTCGGATCTGTCGAGGTTGACGTTGTTCCTAACGCTTCTCGTTTCTCGGAGACCGTCCGTCGGCAGGTCACCCCGGAAGCGACGCAGCTCGGTAACGACCTCGGCCGCATCATTGGGTCGCGGATCAGCGACCAGATCGCGCAGGGCGTCCGGGACGGTCTCCGCGGCGCTGGCGACCCGGGCAGTGCTGGGGCTGGTGCGGGTGATGCTTACGGCCTC